CTGGTCGTGCTTTTTATTTTGAGACGTATTTACCTACGTATGGTGCGATGTATGATAAGTTGCCTATAAGTGCGTTTCTCCGAGCGCCGAAAACGCCGACCGTGGATATGTCTCTGGAGAATTTACAATTCTGGAATTGTATGGACTATGGGGTGATGGCAATTAATAAAGGTTTTATATCTTCTATGGATTGTGAGATCCGCACAAGAGACCACGGTCTGATGAAGGGACAGTATTTGTTTACTTTAGATAACTACCATGCGAACCCTGATGTTATAGATAATAATGTGAGTGAAGTACCACAAGAGCATAAGTCGCATAATTGTATTCAACTAGAGAATGGTCAGTATGCATTGTATCCAAATAATAGGATGCGTCTGTATGACCTCTCTATCACCCCACAGCATCCAAAGACACCAGACTTTAAGGTTTCTACCATAGAGTATCAAGTCGAGAATGGCACAGAGTGGGGACGCTTAGGCGACACTGATGATTACTTCTGGGAAACACCAAAAGAAAGGGATGGTAACCCCGATAAAAGTTCTGACGAGCAACCACTAGACTTTATCTAAGAACCATGGTAATTAAAGTAGACAAATCAGAAGAATTTAAAAAGAGTGGCAAAAAACTCATTTCAGAATACGATGCTGAGAAATGGTTAGACAAAATTGAAAAGAATGACGAAAGAGAACTCTTTGAGATGAAGAGAAAAAGAGAATACCTCAATGAGTGGACTAAATTTAGAAAAGACGGATAAATAATAGCAGCCTATTGCTGTGTAAATGCCTACCTTCCAGACATTCAAGGATTTAAGCGTAACATTTAAGAAACATCCTGTAACAAATGATCTGATTCAGGTAAAGGATAAGGCAGCCATTGTACAAGCAATGACTGCTTTAATTCTTACTAAGAAGGGAGAGAGACTATTTCAACCAAACATTGGTTGTGATGTTTCTGGTTTGTTATTTGAACCACTAGACTATGGTAGTGCTGGACTGATTAAGTCAAGCATTATGGAGACTTTGGTTAGATATGAACCACGTATTGCAGTTAATGATGTTCTTTGTACACCAGACTACGATCAGAATGGATATGAAGTAGAAGTGTATTACACAATTGTTGGTAGAGAAGATCAACCAGTAGGAATTCAATTCTTCTTAGAGCGTACACGATAATGCCTTATACACAGGTTGCCAACTTAGACTTTGAAGATATCAAAGTTGCTCTCAAAGATTATTTGAGAGGACAAGCAGAATTTACTGATTATGACTTTGAAGGAAGTGCATTATCAAACCTTCTTGATGTCTTAGCATATAACACATATTATACTGCTTTCAATACCAACATGGTAGTCAATGAACTATTCATTGAAAGTGCTACCTTGAGAGACAATGTGGTGGCATTAGCGAAGCAGTTAGGGTACAGACCCAAGAGTGCAACATCACCTACAGCATATATTTCTTTTACTGCAACTTATCCTAATACTACAACAGACACTGAATTGTTTTTAAGGAAGGGAACAGGATTTATTGCGTCTTATGATAATAACGTGTATCAGTATGTTGTTACTGATGATGTAAAGGCACAAGTCTCAAATAAGATTGCAACATTCACAAATGTACCAATAAGAGAGGGTACACTTCTTACTAATACGTTTACTGTTAACACTGCTCTTAAAAGTCAGAGATTTATTCTTGATAATCGTAACATTGATACTAATACAATTAGAGTAAAGGTATTTCCTACAGGTAGTGGAGCAAATGAACCATATTTGGTTGCAGATAATATTCTAGGTGTAGATGGTACATCAAAAGTCTTCTTTATTGATGAGATTGAAGACGAGAGATATGAAATCATCATGGGTGATGGTGTTTTAGGTGCAAAACTAGAAAATGGTGCAGCAATCGAAGTATCTTACATTACAACCAGTGCTTCTGAGAGTAATGGAGTTAGAACTTTCGTATTTTCTGGTGTATTAGAGAATGTAAATGGTGTAACACCTAATGTTAACGTCTCTATTACTTCTACTGTTGCTTCTGCGGGTGGTGAAGAGATAGAAAGCACTCAGAAGATAAAATATACCGCTCCTAAGGCATATGGCACACAAGACCGTGCAGTGACCGCTCAGGACTATGAAGCAATTGTTCGTAGAGTGTATCCTGCTACAAGTGACATCATTATTTTTGGTGGAGAGGATCAAGATCCACCACAATACGGTAAAGTATTCATTGCATTAAAACCAAAAGATGCAAGTTACCTTACTTCATTAACTAAAAATGAAATTGTTACAGAACTTGAAAAATATGTTGTTGCATCAGTAGAACCAAAATTAATTGATCCATCAATTCTATATGTTGAATTGTCTAGTAAAATTTATTATGATAGAAACAAAACTGACATGACACCTGCTCAAGTTAGAGATAAGGTCATCGGTTCAGTACAGTCTTATCTTGATACAAGTGATACTGAGAAGTTTAATGGCAAGTTTAGGTATAGTAAGGCGGTTGCAGTTATCGATGATTCTGACCGTGCAATCAATTCTAACCTAACTGAGGTAACTATGAGGAAAGATTTCATTCCTCAACTCAATTCAACGTTCTATTATGAAGTATGTTTCCAAAATGCGTTCGACAGTGAATGCGACGATCCTGTTCTTTCGTCTACTGGCTTTCGGGTTACTGAATATCCTAATTTTGACGTTTATCTGGAGGATAAGGAGGGGAAAATCATCCTATATAGACTAGATGGGGTAACTGGTGAAAAAGTCCTCCTCGACAGTGAAGTTGGCGAAATAGATTATGTCAAAGGTGAACTTAAAATGTATGCTCTTACAATCATTAAGGGTAGTTTCTTCGATAATCGTATTTCACTAAGGGTAAAACCACTATCTAATGACATCAAGGCAATGCGTGAAGTATATCTTGATGTTGATGTTGCTAATTCTTCATTCACTGCGTACAAAGAGTAAATTAAATGCCTGCTGTAAAGACTAAGAGAATTTCTACTCTAATCGAATCACAGCTTCCTGCTTTTATATCTTCTGAATATGAACTTTTCAGTAAGTTTGTTCAAAAGTATTACGAAGCACAGGAAGTTCAAGGTGGTACTTTGGATGTTATTAACAACATTCAGAAGTATGCTGATATCGATTTTTATGAGAAGAATATTCTTAAGCAAAATGATACGTTAACAGCAGATGTTAGTATTGATGATACAACAATCACAGTAGACGACGCACAGTCTTTTCCAAAGAAGAACGGTTATATTAGAATTGATAATGAGATTATTTTCTATGGCACTAGAACTGATACTGAGTTCAGAGAGTGCTCTAGAGGCGTCAGTGGTAACACTTCACTAGGCGATCTATACGAAGCGACACAATTTGAAAGCACAGAGGCAGGAACCCATTCTAGCGGTGCTGTAGTACATAACATAAGCAACTTATTTCTCTACGCTTTAGTCAAGAATTTTGAAGCACAGTACTTAGGGTCTTTCCCTGAGAAATATCTTAAGGGTGAGATTGATAAGAGAACCCTTATTAAAAATATTCAGAAGTTTTATAAGTCAAAGGGTACCAATAGTTCTATTAAGTTTGTATTCAATACTATTGTTGCAAAAGATACTAACAATAAACCAGAAGTATACAAACCAAAAGATTACACATACAAATCTTCTAATGCAGACTGGATCAATGTGTATGCACTTAAGTGTTCTGTTGTATCTGGTGATCCAAAAGCATTAATAGGTCAACAGATTGTACAGCAAGCAACTACAGAGTATGGTTATGCTTCTGCTGTAGTAGACAATGTATATTCTGATGGCACAAAAGATGGTGAACCAATTTGGAATATTGTTTTAGCACCAGAGACAGTCAATGGTGAGTTCTTTATCTCTACTAAAACTGAACTAACCAAATCACTAGGTGGTACCGATAGCACTGGTGATAGAGTTAATGTATTTTCTGCCACTGGATGGGGTGCAGAAGGTTCTATCTTGATTGGCACAGAGACAATTACTTTTAAGAAAAGAAACGCAACTCAGTTTATTATCAATAATAGACAAGCGTCTTCTTCTGTATTTTATCCAAAAGGGACTGAAGTATATAAACCAGTAACAATTTCTGCAACTGGTGTAAGTTTACTAACACTTGGTGTTGTTTATAATCTTAATTCTACCGACATTAAACCTTACTCAAATGTTGGTGATAAGATCCAAGTATCTAAACCTGGTTTTGAAACTTCTGATCCTAGGATTGTTAAAGTAGGAACTAATGATACACGTTGGTTACTAAACCAAGGTGCTTCAATTAACGCACCCACAAACCCAGATATAGCAACGGATCTCAGGGGTGTATCAACCAATGTAACTTCTATTCATGAAGACGAGCAATATTATTACATCACATCTTCAAGTTATCCATCACATAAAATTTTAGATGGTACTACTAATATTACAGAAACACTTTTAGATCAAGATATTCTCCGTATTATTAGAAAACAAGCAACAACTACTACTGAAAGATATAATACACCAAAAGCAGATACTGGTATTTTACTCAATGGTGTTCGTACGTTCAGTTATAGAGATACTGAAAGTATTAGATTTGGTCTTTTAGAAAAAATTAAAGTTAATACTCAAGGTAGAGGTTATGTTAAACCACCTTTTGTATTGGTTGATCAAGTTCCTAACAAAGCAAGAGCAATTCTTGCTGGTCAAGTTGTGGAAAGTATTATTGTAGATACTACTGACATATATCCAATTACTCCAGAGATTACAATTACATCTGGTAGAAGAGCAGAAGTGCGTGCTATTGTAACTGGTGGTAAAGTTACTAGTTTACAGATTGACAATGCTGGTGAGTATTATTCTTCTCCTCCTATTGTACAAATTAGAGACAATGCTGGTCGTGGTAGATTTGCTAGTTACAATGCTATCGTTGATGGTGATGGTAGAATAACTGATTTTGAAAAAATTGATGAAGGTAATTTTTACAGTCAAGATACAGTAATAGTTGACATTATTCCTGTTGGTGAAGATGCTACAGGTATTCCCGAACTTAAAGAATGGAATTTCAATAGATTTGAAAAATACAAGAATGAGTTAGATACAGAAAATGGTTATATCTTCCAAAATTACGATCCTGTTTTAGAATATGGTTATGGTTACCTCGGTAACCCGAAAGCGTTGCGTGTTGCCTTAAATGACAACATCAACAATGCTGGTTCTGAACCAGCCACGAAAACCCACTCTCCTATTATAGGATTTGCTTATGATGGTAATCCGATCTATGGTCCGTTTGGTTATCTTGACCCATTAGATGCTACTTCTGCAATTAGAAGACAGTCATCTAGTTACGCTATTAAAGGATCTCGTTCTAACGGTCCTGCAATTAGTAAGTATCCATTAGGTACATTTGTTGACGACTACGAATACACACATAAGAGTGGATCACTAGACGAAAACAATGGACGATTTTGTGTTACCCCAGAATTTCCGCAAGGAACTTATGCTTATTTCATTACTATTGATAGCGATCAAGTACCGAAATTCCCCTACCTTCTAGGTGCCAATTTCTACTCTCTACCTGTTGATAGTAATTACAATTCTAACATCACTCAGTTAGATTTACCGAAAAATGCAAAAAGACTTTTCACTACAGGGATGCCTAGAAATGGTGAAGGATTTGTTGGACAAATTTCCGATGTCTCGCCAGGAACTGTTGATGGTATTTCTATCGAAAATTCTTCTGATAACTTCTCTGTAAACTCTAAAGTATATTTTGATAACCAAGGAACTGAAGGTTCTGAAGTTGAGGCACTAGTCTCTAGTGTTAAAGGTAAAGGTGTAAACTACTTACAATCAAAAGAAAGTAAAGTAGTTAAATTAACTACAATTCAAACTGCATACTTATTTGCTGACGATATATTAAGACAACCATCTTCTGGTGCGTTTGGTGAGATTGTTGGTACTGTTGCTAGTGATAATCGTATTGTTCTTAAAAATGTAAATGGTACATTTGATAATACAGGAACTTTCTCTGCTGATATTAAAACATTCAGTATTCTATTAGATCAGGATAGTTCTTATACAGAAGGTGCTATTCTTAATCTCACAGATGGTAAAAATGATCCAGTTGCAACTGGAGAAGTATTAGAAGGAACTAATAAACAAAACGTAGTTAAGATAAAAGTTTTATCTGGAACTTGGGTTATTGACGATCAGTATTTTATTCGTTCTAGTAATCTTTTCAATACTGTTGGATCTAGAGTTGTCACACTTACATCTCTTAGTGATAATTTAGAACCATTTGATGTTAATCAAAGTGTAGCATTAGTTGAGACTGATGCACCTCATGGTTTAGGTGTTGGTGATAACGTAGACATTTCTATCAATCCTGATGATGCTACAAAAACAAAAATTTATTTTATAAGAAAAAGATTATATCAAACTGCAACTCTCATTGCACCTGTAGTAAACACACAAGTTAAAGATAGTGGTGTTGGTAGATTTCAGTTATTAAACAGTGGTGCTGATTATACTGCAGGTACATATAATAACATTCCATTGACTGGTGGGTCTGGTACTGGTGCTACTGCAAATATTGTAGTTTCTAGTGCTGGTATTGTTTCTAGTATTACAATTCAGGCAAAAGGTTCAGGATACTCAAAAGCAGATTATCTTAGTGTTGATGATGAAAGTCTTGTAAGATCTGGTGCATCACAGAGTACACAACGTCTTGTAATTTACGTTGATCATTCTGGTATGGCAGCAGGAGAAACAACTCTCTTTGTTGATAGTACAATTGGATATGCCAACAATGATTTAATTATGGTTGGTGATGAAGTAATGGAAATTACTAATGTAGCAAGTGGATCTTTAACTGTAGTAAGAGGAAAAGAAAATACAGAAGATAAGGATCATTATGACAATCAACTAGTAAAATTATTCAAAGCACAGTATAACTTTACTGATAATTTCCAAATTTTTGCAGGTGCTAATTCTGGACGTGTACAATCATACGACAGAGATACTCAAACAATTAACATCACATATCCTTATAGTACAATTGTACTAACTGCAAATGAAGTTGCTCAAAGTTCTAGTTTCTTTGATAGTAGTACACCTGCTAGATTAGTTAGTGTCAACTCTGCTAGTTCTTTAGTTTACAAATTTGAATTCTCAGAAGACGGTAGTACATTTGTACCTAATCCAAATATTGACATTCAAGAATTTTATAAGTATAAATTTGATACGTCTCATTCTAGTCTTACTGGGACTTATTTTGATTTGTCTCCTAGTAAGAATTTTAATTTAGAAACTTTAGAAAAAACTACTTCTACTATTTCACCAGGTAGTTCTGGTTCATTTACTGAAGTTAAATTTGGATTTGGTTCTAGATTAGCAACAAATAATTATTCTACTAAAACAGGAACTAATTTTACAAACTTCTATTATTATGATAGAAAGAATATTGTAAATTCTGAAGAAGCATTTTTAAAAATTATTACAGATCCACTACAAGGAGTTAAAACTGTCAGTTATGTTACATCAAATAGGTTTGTTTATGATATACCTAGTACTCCTCTCTGGGATGGTTCTGGATCCATTTCTTACACTACTACTGGTGAGTTCTCTATCGGTGAGATCAATGGGTTCGCGGTAACCAATCTAGGACTTAATTACAAGAAAGTTCCTATCGTTGTAGGTGTAGATCCTACAACTGATTATAGAGGTGCTGCTACTGTATTATATGATATTGCATCTGGAACAATTACTGGTGTAAATATCACAAATAAAGGTTCAAATTATTCTAAACCAAAAGTAGTAATCACCAATGGTGATGGCACAGGTGCAACTTTTGATATTATAGTAAGACAAGGACAAATATTTTCAATCACTGTTAGTAATCCTGGCAGAGGATATACCTTTGCACCAGAAATTGAAATTGTAGAATCACATGTATCTGCATACGCAGAAAGTAATACTATTGGTTTACCAAAAAGTATCACTATCTCTAATAATGGTGGAGCATATCATTTAGATAAAACTGTTGGATCTACTTTCCAATCCAACTCTATTTTTGTTGTTGTCAATGCTACTGGCAATTTCAGAAAAGGTGAAATTATTAAACAGATTATTGATAGTGTTGAAGTAGCAAGAGCAAAAGTTGTAGAATGGAGAGAAGGTTCTAATTTACTTAAAGTAGAAAACATTACAGGTATATTCAGAGAGAACGTATCATTTAAAAGTGATGTTACTCCTGTTACTGCTACACTTAAATCTGTTTTTGTTACTACGTTTGAAGAAGAGATTACAAGTTTCTATGATAATCTAGGTTTCTTTAAAACTGATCGTGGTAGATTAGGTGTATCCAATCAAAAAATTATCGATAGTTATTTCTATCAAGACTATTCATACGTTGTTAAATCTAAAACACCAATTAATCAGTGGCGTGAACTTATTAAGTCTACAACACACCCTGCTGGTTTCCAGTTGTTTGGTCAGGTTGATGTAGAAGGTACTGCTGATGCAGAGATGCCAGTTGAAATGCCAAAAGCATCTCATTTCTCTGTTGTACAACTTTGGGATCCTAATAAAAATAAGATTACAATTGAAAGCACTAAACGAGTTCTTACTCAAACTGTTCAAAAAGTTGAGAACCAAAGAATTCGTAGAGGTGTTGGTGCTGCAGCATCTTCTGAATTTAATTTTAATGAACTTCGTGCTTTTGAATTTAGAATATACAATCAGACTGCTAATTTTTACGATAATACAACTGCTGCAGGAAAACCATGGTGGATTAAAAATCCATTTACTGGATACTATGATAGTGAAGGTAAATTACAAGGAGATACAGTATTTGAACTTAGAGATGATTTAGATAATCCATTTACACCTTATAATGTTAATAACCTTATTATTACACTAGATGGTGTTTTACAAGAAGCGGGTGTTTCTTATACAGTCAGTGGATCTCAGATTACATTTTCTGCTCCACCATTAGGACCTGGTCAAAAACAAACAGGAGAAGCACAAACTGATTTGACACCATTTAATGGTGTTAACTTCTACGGAAAATATATTGCATTTAAAGACAATCAGTACAATGATAAGCACTTTAAAAAATTAAGAAATATTTTCCAACGCAATGGTAGATATATTGATGCTGCAAATCAAATTGAAAGAAATATTGACTTTATAATTGAAGAGACAATTGGATGGGCAAAAGCAACTTATGGTAGTTTAGATTGGAGCACAAAGACTGATGATTATCAAGAAAACATCAGAACAATTCTAAAAGCATTAGATCATGATGTTAGATTTGGTGGTAATGTAAAAACAGTAGATTATATTTCTACATTTAATAATGACGATGATTATCTTTACATTCAAAATTATAGAACAGAAAGTTCTAATATTTTTGCATATGCAGTAAGACTAGCAAAACTTGCTACTAGAAACTGGGATTATACAGATGTATCTGCATCTTATCTAACAGGTTCTAGGACTGTATCAATTTCTTCTACAGAAAACGTTGCTGTTGGAATGTACTTAAGTTCTGGTAGAGCATTTCCTGTAGATACTAAAATCATTTCTATTGATAATGCTACTCAGATAACTGTAAGTCATGCTGCACTTGCTAACTCTGGTGGAGGCGGTGGTGCTCCTGTGGGTATTACAGATCTTAGTGGTACAGCAACTACTTCGTCAGTTCCTACAGACACTGGTAGAGTTCCTGTTGGTGATACTTATGAGTTACCATCTGGTATTACTGTCACAGTACCTTCTTCGTTCTCTGGCACTGATCAGATTACATTCTCTTGGAGTGGTCTTAACAATGGTATGTACTTCAAGGCAGGAGAACTAATTGGAAAGAATAAGACTTGGATACAAGAAACTTCTATCAACTGGGCAAAATCTACATATCCTTCTTTAAAT